CTATAATAAGAAATAATCAATTAATTGCGTGTAATGAATGTAGTGTGTGTCCATATTATAATAATACAAATGTTACCATGAGCAGTAATACACCATACATTTTTCAATCTACTTTATCACAAGACCAACCATATGGTTATGAAACTAGCAATTTAAAAAATTTGTATTTAACACAACAACAATTGGATTCTCAAAAACATGTAACAAAGTACATTGTTCGAGAACAAAAGTAGTATTTAGCATATTTAGCATATTTAGCATATTTTAGCAGATTTAGCAGATTTATTATATTTATTATATTATATTTTATTTTATTTTATTATAGTAATATAATAAAATGAATTTTTTTGATAATTTGATGTCTCCTCTTAGTCGCGATTATTGTTTAATATTTTATGTAATTGGGTTAGTATCGTTATTTTTTGCATTATCAGCACTAGTTGGTTTTGTTGTGGCTTTATTTAGAAAAAATTCACAATACGCAATATTGTTTACGCTTTTTATGTCGTTTATAACTAATATGCTTTTATACTATATTTCAAGAACACACTATTCAATATGTGTCGCCGCGTTACGTTAAGTAATTATACTAATACAATTATATAAACAACTATATAAACAACTATATAAACAACTATATAATACTTAATTAAACAAGTATTATATAATATGAAATTATTAAGTATAGATATTGGTATAAAGAATTTAGCATTAATTATAATTGAAACAAATAATAGCAAACATTTTAAAATAATAAAATGGGATGTTATAAATTTATGTGACAACAATACTAACTGCACCGAGCATAATTGTAAAAAAAAAGCAGCATATTTTAAAAATGCTAATTATTACTGTAAAATACATGCAAAAAAAACTATTTATAGTATTCCATTATGTAATATTAAAACTTTACATAAACAATCACTAAAAAAACTTATATTATTGGCAAATGAATATAAGCTAGTTATTGATAAACCAGCTAATAAAACATCTCTAATCGTTTTATTAGAAGATTATTTAAATAGTCATTGTTTACAAGCAGTTGAAAATGTTAGTGCAAATACTATAAATTTAGTAGATATTGGAATTAATATAAAAAATGAATTAAATAAAATATTTAAAGACTATGATATATTAGCATTAGATAAAATAATATTAGAAAATCAAATAAGTCCTATAGCAAATAGAATGAAAACTATTCAGGGCATGATAGCACAATATTTTATAAATTCTAACAATTATAATATATACTTTATTTCGGCAATTAACAAATTGAAATTATTTTTGAAAGATAATAGTAATAATGCTATAATAGATAATAGTAAAACACATAAAAATAGTTATGCTCATAGAAAAAAATTAAGTATATATTATACAAAAGAAGTATTACAAAAATATAATATGACTACTGACATTACATTTTTTACTGGTCATTCAAAGAAAGATGATTTAGCAGATTGTTTTTTACAAGCTTATTATTATATTAATTGTTAATTATATTAATTGTTAATTAACAATATATTAATATTGTTTGCGGAGTATTTAAAAATTAAACTTCTATTTAATTCATAATAGGGCTAATGGAAATAGTTGAAATAGAGCCAGAAATTTTAAATATTGACAGTTTCAGTATACCAGAATTTAAATTTAATGATACATCTGATAAGGATGATGATATAATAGGAAGCAAACCACGAGCTAATTTTGGTGGTGGTATTGAATTATTGATGAATGTGAAAAATAAAAATGACAAAAAATCAAATTCTTCAATTGATATTGAAGACATTACAAATTTAGAAAGCGAATTAAATAATTTAACTAATAATAGTGAACATAATAGTGAAAATAACAGCAACAACAATAACAATAACAATAACAATAATGAAACAGAAAAAACATATAATCAAGATAGCGATACTAAAAAAGAAATAAAATATGGTCAAAGCAGTTCAACTAAAAAATCTCTATTTGGTGATTTATTTGGTTCAAATAAGTCGGATGGTGAAAATGTTAAACCCATTACAAAAAATAATGATTCTAGTGATTTTGATGCAAATAATTTAGGTAAATCAACCGCAAATATGAATGAAACAAAAACATGGGACGGGTTCGGTAAATTTAATAATATTCCAATTAATTTAGAAAAAGCCCAGCAAAAACCACAACTAACAAAAGAAGAAGAGTTGCGTGAAAAATTTAAATATATGCGCAAGTTAGATGACCTAGAAAAGAAAGGCGTTGCTTTAAGTAAACGTTATAATATGGATTCAAATTTAGATGAAATGATAGGGGAATATGAAACTATTATTGCAGAAAAAGAAAAGTCAAATGCTATTAAATTTCAGGGCAAAATGATGATGGCTTGTATTACTGGATTAGAATTTTTAAATAATAAGTTTGATCCATTTGACATAAAATTAGATGGTTGGGGAGAACAAATAAATGAAAATTTAGAGGATTATGACGATATTTTTGCCGAATTACATGAAAAATACAAGTCCAAGGCGAAAATGTCTCCTGAATTAAAATTATTGTTTCAATTAGGTGGTTCTGCTATGATGGTTCATATGTCTAATACATTATTTAAATCTTCTATGCCAGGAATGGATGATATTATGAGACAAAATCCAGAGCTAATGAAACAATTTACACAAGCAGCAGTTAACACAATGGGACAAACAAATCCAGGATTTGGTGGTTTTATGAATGGATTATTTGGTGGAGAGAGCAATAAAAATGGTTATACTCCTGGATTTGGCAGCACAATGCCTCCAAATGTAAACAGTGGACCACCACCAATGTCTGTTGAAACAAAATTGCCTGAACGCAGCCAACGTATGCCAAATATAGCAAATCGTCCTGATATTAATTCGGCACGAGGAATTGATATAACAAATAATCAAGCAAATCCATATGATCAAGATAGAATAACACGTCCAGAAATGAGAGGACCGAGCGTTGTACCATCTCAAAATCAAAACATTGCTTCTTTGTTGAATGGATTGAAGGCCAAACAATTTGATAATAATTCTAATGAAATGACCACAAATGAAATGAGCACAATTAGCATTGAAGATTTAAAAGATTTAACAAATGCAAAAATACCAACAAAATCAAAACGCAAACAAAGAAGTGATAAAAATATAGTCAGTTTAGATATTTAATAAAAATATATAAAATTTTATGTTATTATATAAAATTTTATATAAAAATATAAAATTAATTATGTTAACTTATGTACTTATGCACAAATACAATAATGAGCATTATATAATAAAATATGATTATTCCAATTTAAAAGCATTTACTATAAATTTAGATGATTATAAAATCAACTATAATAAACAAGCACATTATTTATTAAGATTGGGAATCATAAGTGAGAGATTTTGCGGAGTGAATGCACTAAAAGATGAACATTTTAAAAGTAGCTATAAAAAATATGTTTCTAACTTTGCATTAAACTATACACCAAAATCTGTTATTGGATGTGCATTAAGTCATATAATGTGTTGTAAATATATATATAAAAACTATATAAAGAAAAGCAAAGCACACACAGCCGATAACTATTTTTTAATAATGGAAGATGATGTATTTCCTTTATATGAAAGGGACGAGTTTTACGAAAAATTAAACACTACATTGCAAGATATAACAATTTTGGATGCTAATTGGGAAATTATACAACTTCATAGCGATGGTATTATGCCAACAATAGATACTTATAGTACTCATATTGGTTCAATAAGCGCTGCAGCTTATTTAATATCGAAAAAAGCAATAAAAAAAACATTGAAGTCTAAAATATATAGTCATATTGATTTAATACATCATAATTTTATAAATTACAATAAATATAGAGCAAAAGAGAACTTATTTTATACGGACGAAAAACATAGCCTAAATCGTATTGTGGGGTATAAACTAAGTACTTATAGTTTGTATTTAAAATCTAAACTTTTTGAAATAATTAACTATTATACAAATATAATTCAGTTACGCGGAGAGAAGAAGTTTTTACATTATTTTGAATATAAAATAATTAAAGAACCCTTTTTTAATAAAGAGTTTAATACAAACGAATTAATTGACTATTTTATAGGAGTAAAAATATTAATTAAATTATATTATTATAAAAATTAGGCGTTAGTTAAGTGTTTTATTTGTTTTATGTTAAAATTATATTTCTATTTTAAGTTAATACTTTATTTATTTGCTAATGAGTGCTAACGATGCTTCCTATAATAAATATGATATTTCGTATAATATAAAAGAAAACTACTTAAAGGAGCAAAATATAAAAGAAAACGACTTAAAGCAGCAAAATATAAAAGAAAACGACTTAAAGGAGCAAAATATAAAAGAAAACGACTTAAAGCAGCAACAAGTTTTAAAACCAAAAAAAACATTACTTCAAAAAATTATAAAACTACACATTTTTTTTTGTGTTCAAGTAACAACAATACTAATAGCAACACTTATAGCAACTAAATTTTATAAATGTTATGATGTGTTAATATATTTTTCTTTTGGATCATTTATTTCGGTATTATTTATTGCATCTTATTCTTTGCTATTAAAATTTCAAGTATTAGCTTCGCGTGAATTCAATGAAAAATACAACAATTCTATTTTTAATTTATGGAAAATCTATGTCCCATGTCACGAAACAAGCTTTTTCCCAGCTATGGCGTCTTTTGCCATAGCTTGGCATATAGCTTTTGCGCTTTTAGCATTATATTATGTAAAAGGCTTTATTATAAATTCTATAAGTACAAACTATTCATATATTACTGGCTACATAGCACTAATGTTATTATATACTATGAATTATAATAGCGGATTTAAATTATATAATAATTCATTAAAAATGACTATTAATGAATTTAATGTAGCTATGGCTATTCTTTTATCAATTAGTGCCGGAGTAATATATTATTTTGAAACTATAAAAAGTAAGTATTTAAATACTAACTGTTTATAATATTTATTATGAGTTATTGTGAAGAAAATAGGTTTCAACCGAAGCTAATATGTAATAAAGGGGATATGTTACTAACTGAAATAAAAAGTTTTAATTACAATACAAAAAGCTATAATTTAGTATTTACTATATCAAATATAGATGCAAATATAACAAATGTTAATAATCTTACTGGTTTAGAAATATATAATTTATTAGAAATGCAAAATAAGGAACTAATAGAAAAAATAGTTATACTTAATGAGACAGATAACGACGCGGATATATGCATATTAATACAACATATTGCAAAAGAAATAGGAATAAAGCAGAAATATATGTTATTTAGAACTACAAAAATAGTAAATAAATTCAATAATTCAGTTACTTTTTATAATAAAGATTTGAAATTGATATGTGAACAATTAAAAGAAGACTATTTAAAACAACTTGGTTTAATAAATTCTAATTATGAAGCACTAACATATAATTATGGAAAAACACAAATAAATGTTCAAAAAGACAATAATGAACTTATGAGTGTTAAATTTAATATAGATTTTCAAGTTACTATAGATGATGATTTACCATTATATATGGAAAATTTGGTTGGCTTAATGTTTAAAAAGATGTTTTATAATCTTAAGAATTATTATTGTGCTTAGATCTTTTATTTACGACGTCTGGTTTTTCTTGATTTAGTTGGTTTATAATGAGAACTGGGTTTTCTTGATTTTTTTCGTTTACCACCTGCGCTATGCTCTGAAGGTGCTTCGTTTATTACTTTAATTAGATGCATGGATGGAAAAAAAGGTCTAGGAGGACCGGGGTTCAGCTTCCAGTTTAAAAAGTTATATAGCCATATTTGTTCTTGAAAATTGAGATATGCAAAAGCATCAACATCATTGGCAATAGCTTCAAGTTGGTCATATGACAATGTAGTAAGATCTAAAAGTTTATTATGTGAAACACTAGTAGTTAAATCTGCTTCTTCTGTTTCTTCTGTAGATGCAGATTGTATTATATCTAATGCCTGTGGAGTTACTACTTGTGGAGCGGGTCTATAAGGGCAGTCATCTGCGAAGCTTTTTGGATCAGCTCGAAACATAATATATGTTCTATCGAGCTTGGAAAATTCTTTGAATATGCTTTTGTTATCTCTAATAGCTGTAAGTATATTACTATTTAACCGCGCAAGATCTACAATCCTACTATTCGGGTCTAGTTCAGTCATTTTATATAATAGTAAAATATATTAAATAATTGTCACTATTTAATATATAATTATTATAAATGTATACTTTATTTAAAAATTATACAAAACATTACACAATATATTATCGCATTATAAAATTATTAGGTGTATTAATATATAGTATTACACACTTTTATGTTAAAAAAATGCTAGACGTTTATTTATATAAAGTAAAACCACAATTAAGACTAAATTTAATTAGAACTATATGCTCTAAGTTAGAAAAAATTAATATATTATATGTTAAAATATTTCAATCGCTAGCATTTAACGAAGATTTAATATATGACAATGAAAAAGATTACTTAATTAACTATTGTGATAATGTTCCATACAATTGTGCTAATGTTGACTATAATTTGTTAAGAAGTTTGCAAGAAGATTATAATATTACTTTAACAACTAGTGTACCAATTGCTAGTGGTATAATTGGAATAGTATTTGATGCAGTAGACGCTTCTAATACAAAAGTAGTGGTTAAAATGTTGAAGAAAAATAGTGAAATTGACATACATAATGCGTTTGATGAATTGTTGCATATATCATATATATGCAAATATATACCTATTATTAATTCTTTTAATATAACCAAATTAATAGCAGACAATAAAGAATTAATGTTACAACAAATTGATTTTACAAAAGAAATTAGTGCATTGGAGAGATTTGCCGAAAAATATAAAAATAATAAAGAATATAGATTTCCCAAAGTCTATAAAAATATTACACAAAAACATAGCCAATTATTAGTTATGGAAAATATAAAAGGACTAACTCTTAAGAGTTTAGAGCCCATGGACGATTCAATAAAAGAGGAGTTTGCGTATATATATATAAAATTTGGAATATTGGGTATTTTACATTATTCGGCTATTCATTGTGATTTGCATTGTGGAAATGTATTTTTTTATATAAATAATAGTAATATATCAAATGTGTCTATTCCAAAATATCAAATGGGAATAATAGATTTTGGATTAACTTGTTTTCCAAATAAATTAAATCAAAATGCGTATTATATATTTTTAAATGAAGTCTTAATAAATAAAGATTATAATCAAATTTTTAAAGTTTTATACAATGTTGTAGAAGAAAAGGAGAGATTGTATGCTATGCCTCAATTAGTCAAAGAGGCATTCAAAAAAGACATAATTAATTGTATAAAATTATGTACTAATAGCGAAATAAATGCTACACTAATAATGGAGTTTTGTAAAATATTTAAAAACTATAATTTAAACTTTACACAAGAGTTTCACAAATTAGTATTGTGTTTGTTAAATGTGAATAGTATAGGAAACAAGTTGTCTAAAAATGTAAATGCTTGTCAATTGAAGCTCTTTAACAACTTAAATAGCATAAATAAATTATTGGAAATAGTATGCTAATTTAGTTTAGTTTAGTTTAGTTTAGTTTAGTTTACTTTAGTTTGCTTTAGTTTACTTTAGTTTACTTTAGTTTACTTTAGTTTACTTTAGTTTAGACCCTCATTTCATGCTCAGCGTCCTCTACAATTGTCTTACCTTCATTTCCAAACATTGACCATATACCCTTTTCTGTATAGTATCTTACAAAAGTAGATAACAAATCACCGTTCATCTGACGCATATATGCTCAAAATGAACTCTTCTACGTTGACCGAGAGGCATGCCAATCATTCTCATACCACCTCCTCTATATTTATTTTACGCCTCTTTTTACGAGTATTTTTATGCCTCTTTTTAGTATTTTTATAATATGATTTTTTCCTTTTTCTTACACTTACATAGTAAACCATTTTATAATATTATAAAATATTATAAAATATTATAAAATGACTTTGCATTTTTAATTAGCGTTTTATTTTTCTTGTTGTAATAAATCTTTTGCCTCTATTTTTTTTATGAATTGTTTTCTTTTTGGAATTGTATATTTTATTATGCTTGTTTTTACCACCAATATTAGTAGTTAATGCTTTATTTATAATATTTATATTATCTTCTGTATACTTCTTTTTTTCTAAATTATTTAATTCACTATTTAATACTTTTAAAATAGAATTTATAAATTTATATGTATAAAAATTTAATTCTAATATTTTATATTTTGTTTTATGGGTTAGAGTTAATATTTTATTATAAGTTAAATTATCATTTAATTTTGTTATTATACTCTTTTTTTTATCATATACTATTATATTTTTTATAATATTTGTATACAAATATCTTCTGTTATGAAAATATTGTTTTATCATATTTTTCAAAATATTTTTAATAAAACCATATGCTTTATAGTTTATATTTTTAAATAATTCATCACTATTAATTGACTGATTTTTTGGTTTGTATGTGTTGTGACTTTCTTCTTGATTTTGTTCTCCTTGATTTTGTTCTTGACTTTCTTCTTGGTTGGAACCTTGATTTGGTTCCTCATTATGTGTATCAAAATTTATAAAACTACATAGTTTTAATAAATAGTCATTGCTTTTATTCAACTGTTGCTGAATCTCACCAAGTTTATTATTTATAACAATTGAATCATTTTGTTTTTCGGTTTTATAATCAACCTTTAAATTTAAAAAATCTAAAGTATTCATAGTATTGTCAAAAATTATAGAGCTCTGAGTTATTGCAGTTAAGTCGAATAATTTATTTTTTTTGAATTGCTTGCAAAAAAACTTTGCAAGCTTTGATAAATTACTCGCAAATCTCTCATTATCTATTGAATTTAATTGTTCCTTCAATACTTTCTCACTAAAATTATTTGAATTGAGTTCAAAATAATCTGTAAATAAAATTATAAAAATAGAATAAAACATATTTTTTGATGGTTTATATTTTATTGGTTCTGGATTTGGTTCATTATGTGGTAATTCTTTTTGCGTAAAGGGTAAATAATCCATAATGTTATCTAGTAACCCTCCCGCAGTTTGTTGATCTGTTTTTGTTAACAATTCGGGTTGTGTAGCATTAGTAGAAGGTTGTGTAGCATTTGTAGAAGGTTGTGTAGCATTAGTAGAAGGTTGTGTAGCATTTGTAGAAGGTTGTGTAGCATTTGTATAAGGTTGTGTAGCATTAGTAGAAGGTTGTGTAGCATTTGTAGAAGGTTGTGTAGCATTAGTAGAAGGTTGTGTAGTATTTGTAGAAGGTTGTGTAGCATTTGTAGAAGGTTGTGTAGCATTTGTAGAAGGTTGTGCAGCATTAGTAGAAGGTTGTGTAGCATTAGTAGAAGGTTGTGTAGCATTTTCCAACGGTTGTATACCGGATGCATTTGCCAAAGGTTGTTTATCTGTATTAGGTAAAGTACCCGTTGCAGGTAAAGTACCCGTTGCAGGTAAAGTACCCGTTGCAGGTAAAGTACCCGTCGCAGGTACATTACCCGTTGTAGGTACACTACCCGTTGCAGGTACATTACCTGTTGCAGGTACATTACCTGTTGTTGGTACAGTACCCGTTGTAGCTACATTATCTGTTGTTGGTAAAGTACCTCTTACATGTAATGTACCGGATACTGGTAAAAACCCTGTTGTTGGCAAACTATCTTTAGTTGGCAAACTATCTTTAGTTGGCAAACTATCTTTAGTTGGCAAACTATCTTTAGTTGGCAAACTATCTTTAGTTGGCAAACTATCTTTAGTTGGCATAGTATCAGTTGTTGGTAGTGTTTCATCTATTGGTTTTTTTTCATCGTATTCTGTTTTTCCCAATTCTAATAGTTGTTCTGATTTGTCTAAGTCAGTTTGCTCATCTGTTTGCTCATCTGTTTTTTCACCGGTTTGCTCGCCTGTTTGCTCATCTGTTTGCTCACCTGTTTGCTCATTTGTTTGCTCATTTGTTTGCTCATCGTTAAATTCATCTTTTAAATCATCTACAGGCTCTTCTTCGTTATTAATTATTAATGATTTATAATTATTAAATGTTTCATGTATAGATTTTATAATAATATAAATCTTAATAAAAATTACAGAAATAATTTTGCACAAGATTTTTTTTTTATTTAATTCATCACTCGTACTTGAATATTTTAAATTTTCAGCTTTTAGAATATTTTTCAAATCTTCTACATCAAAAAAATATAATACATTATTTTTATAGTTATTTTTAGAATTTGGATTTTGTTCATCACTAATATTGATATTAAATGGTATTGTAATTTTTTTAACATAATTAACAAATATAGAATTTGTTAATATATATAAATCTTTACATTCATTACAATAACTACTCTCACCATGACTATTAGTTTCAAAGTCTTTAACAATGTTAGCTAATAGATTTGTGTTATTTAAATATTGTGTAAATTTAACATTTATGAATTTATTAAACTCTTCGTCTGTTTTTTTAGGATTTGTAAAAAAATTAGCTATAAAATTATCTGATAAATAATCCATAATATTATATATAAATATATATTATTTATATTAATAATATAAATAATTGAAATAAATTAGTTTGTAAATGAACTATTAAATATTATTGACTATTAAATGATACAAGAATCTTGCATTAATGGATCAATTCCAGCTAATTCACATAAGCAAAATACAAAAAAACTAAAACAGAAAGATTGTTCAAACAAAAATTTATGGACTATGTTTGATGAGGAAGTTAACACTAATAAAATTGTTGAATGTGTTTATGTAAAAGAACAAGAATTAAATAAAAATGATGGCTTATGTATTAATTGTAAGAACTGCTTATTTATAGGTGAAGATGGATTTTTAACATGTTCAAATAATAAATGTGGTATTATTTATAAAGACAACTTAGATACTTCTGCTGAATGGAGATATTATGGAAATGATGATAATAATCATAATGATCCAACAAGATGTGGTATGCCAATTAATCCATTATTAAGAGAATCTTCATATAGCTGTAAAGTATTATGTATAGGTAAATCTAGTTATGAAATGCATAAAATTCGTAGATATACAGACTGGCAAGCAATGCCTTATAAAGAAAAATCACAATATGATGAATTTCAGTTTATTTCTGTAATATCACAAAATTCTGGAATACCTAAAATTATAATTGATGAGGCTATGAGAATTCATAAAAAAATATCTGAAACAAAAACATATAGAGGATTAAATCGTGATGGTATTATTGCGGCATCGATTTATATTGCATGTAGAACAAATAATTATCCAAGGACAGCCAAAGAAATTGCTAATATTTTTAACTTGGATAATGCAAGTGCAACTAAAGGTTGTAAAAATGCTCTTTCTGTTATTAATGATTTAGAACAAACTAATGAAGTAAATGAAGATATTACATCGTTAAGTAAAACCACTCCAACATCGTTTATTGAGAGATTTTGCAGTAAGTTATGCATCAACAATGAATTAACCAATTTGTGTAAATTTGTTGCATATAAGATTGAACAATTGCGCTTAATACCAGAAAATACGCCTCATTCTATTGCTGGAGGTATTATATATTTTGTATCACAAACATGTAATTTGAATATATCAAAATCAGATATTAATAATGTTAGCAAAATTAGTGAAGTAACAATAAATAAATGCTACAAAAAGCTAGATAGTTATAAAACTATTTTAATTCCACAAGCTATTATTGCAAAATACAATTAATTATTATATTAATTATTATATTAACTATTGTATATAATGGTAAAAATATTAGGCAAAAATATAATAAAAATTAAAGGAAATAATTATGAGAGATTAAAACAAAATATACTAAAATATGGAGCACTTATTATTTTATTTGTATTAATTTTTGATAAATTAACATTATTTATACTTTTTTCTTTATATTATGCTTATAAACATTATTTTACAAACACTAAAGAAGAGTTTACTAAACTACATTATGCTGGCTTTGATACTTCTATAAATAAGTTATCATATAACCCAATGTATTCGCCAATCTTCAAAAACACAGGCTTAAATCTAAAATCTTATAATAATGTGGCAATTGACCCAACAAAAGTATTATTTGAAAATAATAAATTTTTACCAGAATGTTGTTTGTACAATAGCGAATATAGTACTTCAAAAGGCTGTGCTTGTATAACACCAACACAGCAAGAATATTTAAGAAGACGCGGAACAAATAAATCAGAATCTTCATTTATACAAAATAATAGTAAGTATACTAATCTGTTTTTTTCTCCCAGTTTAGCATTTCAAGGAGAGTCTTTTCCGTTTAAGAATAATACTACAAGTTATATTGTAGACTATCCTAATTTAAGTAGTGAAAAAATTAATGAATTTAATAAATTAACCAATTTAATAGATAGTAGAAGTGTTAATTATAGTCCAACTACTAACGTAGCCATTTAAATAGATGATCAACTAATTATATAATATAATATATAAATAAATAGGGAGAAATGCCGCCGCTTATGAGATTTTATAGTAGGACAAAGAGTAAAACAGAAAAAACAAAAAGCAAAAGCAGAAGCAAAAGTATATCATTTAGCCCAGCAACTAAAAATAAAATTGCCAGTTTTACTAAAAAAAGAGTGACGAAACACTTATTTAAAAGACTTGGCGAAATACAAGAAACCACAAAAAAGATTGCCAGTTTTACTAGAAAGAGAGATATTAAACGATTATTTAGAAGAATTAAAAATAAACAAGCAGCAAATACTTGTGCAATATGTTTTAACACTATGATAAACAATGGAGCTACAACAAAAACACCATGCAGACACAAATTTCATAGTGCATGTTTAAATACTTG